CGCCGGAGCCTGCCCGCCGAAGCTCAACCGGCGGCTCTTCGCGGCTTCAGCTTCCCACGTGGCGCGCTCGGCCTTCACGGCTTCGGTGATGCGCTCGGCTTCCTTCGCCTTGCGCTCGGCCTCGACTGCAGCGGCTTCCGCCTGGCTCTTCAGCGCGGCGGCGACGGCCTCATTGACCGTCTTGGTAACGTCTTCAGTGCTCATGTCCGTCTCTCCAGTGTGTGAGGTTGGCTGCACGTCTGCCGTGGTCTTCGCCGCGCTCGCCGCGCCTGTGGCCTGTGGACCGTCGCTTTCGTGCTGATATTCAGCAGGCAATTCAATGCCCGCGATCTCAAAATGCGATTTGGCCGCGACCAGCGCGACCGCGTACTGATTGGCGGGCTGGCGCTTGCCCTCGGCGTCGATCATCGACACCTCGACGACCGGCCAGTTGGTAATGCGCCCGTCGGATTCCTTGCGCACCAGATGGGCAATGGATCCGGATGACACCCGGGCGAGGCCCTTCTGCGCCGCATCCCAGATACGCCGCCCGTACTCGCTGGCCTGGTTCAGCTTGACCTTCATCCAGCGCCCGGCCTTGTCCGCCCAACGCTCGCCCGTCGCCTGACCAATGACCTCGGGCTTGCCCTGGGGCTTACCGTCGGCCGTGTAACCGTGGTAGTACAGGATCAGCGGCGAGGCGAATTTGGTGGCGTGGTCGTCTGTCGTAGCGTCGAAATACTCGCCGTGCGCATCCTTGCCACCCACCGGCCCGCCATACGGCATGTACAGCACGTCGAGCGTGTAGTCGCCCGCCGCCTTGACCGCACCAAACACAATGGCGGCGTCGACGTCAGGCAGGTCGGCAGCCTTCGCGCCCTGCGCGGCGTCGACGGCATCCTGGGTTTCCTCGTCCACGAAGCCAAGCTCCTCGAGGGCCGCGACGATCTCGCCGGCCTGCGCCTTCGCCTTGCGCCCGAGCTGCATGTCTGACTTGTTGTGCCTTGCGCCTGCCATAGTCACCCCGGGAAAACAAAAAGCGCCCGGCGTCCAACTCGTGAGAGTCGGTCGCCGGGCGCGCTCCCCGCCCAATTGCGTGGCGGGTCGTTCCGGTTCGTTCAGTTGTTCAAGGATCGATCACTGATAGCGTAAGTGAACCGCCTAGGCCCTCGATTTAACCCCGGCATTGAGGGCTCTGCGCTCGCCGGGTCATGTGTCCACTACTCAGCGGTTCTGGTGGACCTACGCTATCAGCGCTCGATCACTATAGAGATTATGCACCTGATCGCGCCGTCGCGCAACCGGTACCCGAGTTCTGCTGACGGTCAGCAGAACTTACAGCCCGATCCCCTCCTGGCGCAGCACGTCGGCAATGTCGCCGTCGTACTCCACCAGGAACGGCCGGATCTCGTCGTCCACCGCCTGCCGCAGCGTGATCCAGCGCCCTTTGTGCATCCACGCCTGGCCCTCGCCGTCCGCGTATCCCACCACCCGCCGGCTGTAGGCGCCGCGCTTGCCGACCGCGTCGCTGACGATGGTCACGGTGTGGCCCTCCTCCTCGACCCGCGTCGACTTGCCCAGGTTGCCCGTGCGCACGTAGCCGCCGACGCGCCGCTGATCGTCCGTGAGTGGCACGGCATACGACCCCCCGCCCTGCCACGGCACGGCGCGTTTCTTGGCGCGCTCCATCGCCTTGCGCAGTTTGGCCATATGCAGGCCCGGCAGTACGCGGTTGAACGTGTTCAGCCCGCGCCGCAGTTTGTCGTCACCCTCAAGTCGCGCCGAGATTTGCATGGTGTGTCCTCGTGTACTCATGCGCCCTGACGCCGGCAAAGCGCGGAGTTTTGCGTCTGTCTATGACGCGAGTGCGCGCTCCCCAAGAACGGCATCCATCCTTACGACCGGTACGCCCTTGGTGTTGATGTACGCCATAAGGGTCGAGAAGTCCGCCGGCAAGAACTGAACGCCCGTGGTGGCCGGGTTGATGAGTTCGTGAAACGTCAGGATCAGCCAGCCGCCATAGTTGTACACCTGGTCCACATACCACTCCAGCGTTGCCGGGGTTGTGTTGGGCGTGGTCGGTGTCGTGTTGCTCGGGGTCACGGAGCGCAGCCGTAGCGGGCTGAACATTGGCAACGTCTCGATGGTCCGCGAGCTTACGGTTCGGGCGGCGTTGAAGTAGCGCCCCGTCACGCTCAACACGGTCGCGTCAATCATCCCCTTTGGATAGGCCATGTAGTACCGGTGAGGATACCCGCGCGGATTGAGATAGTTGATCTCGTCAACATACTCTTTTGTCAGGGCGGCATCGCTCAGACCAACAAACCCGTTTGTCAGGTTGTGATTGGCGACCGTGTCCGCGTGCACCTGCACGTCCCAGCCGTAGGTACTGCGCAGGCTGGCGAGTTGGGCCGAGGTGACATAGTTCGCCTGGTCGATGAGGTTTCGGATGACAAACGCCGTCGCCGTGTATCCGTAGGATTGCATCACAGGCGCGGCCTGGGTAATGCAGCTGGCATACCCATCGTCGAAACAAATGGAGATGACGCCGTGAGCGCCATAGGTTGAGTCGTTGTCGACGAACTCAATCCCACCAAATAGAACCGTAGCCGCCTGGCCGCCAACGCCCCTATCCTCGATTCTGATACGAACGTCCTGCACGGCGGACCAGTCCATCGTTCCCGTGATCTCAATGAGCGACGCCGGGTTGATCGTCAAACCCATCCACTCGTCAGACCGAATAACAGCCGTATAGGCGTCGCTCACGGGTCTAACGACCATCGTGTGCGCGAAGTTCGCAAACTGCGACGCACCGCTGCCGAAGTAAACCCGGATCAGATCCAGATTGGCGACCGATGCACCGTCCAGCTTGAGCCAAACCCGCGCCATCTTCGTGCGCATGTCGAACGCGGTTGTGCGCGGGCTGGTCACGTAGGTCGGCGTAGCGTTTCCGCCGCCGCCGGTGGTCGTCAGCTTGATACACTGCGTCCCCTGGTACTTGTCCGCGGTGTAGTTCATGTCGCCGGCTGCGTTGTTCGTTGCGGTCCACCCATGCCCGGACTGGAGCGTCGAGTGCAACGAGTTGGCAAAGTACGCCGGGGTGTAGTTTGTGGACACCTTCGAGATTGAGCCAACGGAAGCCCGCGCCTCTTCTGCTGGTGTCCCGCGGAAAATAGAAACCGTCATTTCGCCACCTCCTCCAACACCCCGCCGTACCGCCAGACCTCGACGGCGGCCATCAGTTGTACACGCGGAACCAGGCCACGACCGTCTTGGACGTCTCGGTCGCGTTGCTGGTCAGCGTCACGCGCGGCCCGATCGTCGCGCTCTGCTGCGGGCTCAGGCGGTAGCGCCGCGAGGCCGCGACCGTGATCGGGCCCTGCTCGGCCACCAGCGTGTTGGTGCTGTCGTACTCCTGCACCGCGCCGAGGCCCGCCGACCACGGCTTGATCGTGATCGTTGTGCCGCTGAAGCTAGCCGGGATCTCGAATTTGGCCAGCGAGGCCGCCTCGTTCGGGCACGCAAAAACGAAGTCGGTGCCGCTCGCCACGGTCACGGACACGGCAATCAAACCGGGATCTGCAGACATATCACACTCTCCTAGGGATAGAGCCAGCGCCCGGTACGCACCGACCGCAGGCCACAGTCACAATTGAACCCACCGCATGCGAGGCCATGCGACCTCGGAAGCTTCTCGTTGTCGCGCCACCACTTCAGGCGCTTCGGCTTCAGCCTCGAATTGGCGAGGCAGTCGGCGCAGTGCTCCTCGGTGTCGCCGAGTTCCCAACCGCACATCTCGCCCTCGAGCGCCCGGATGCGACCCAGGCCGCCCAGGTCTTTCAGCGCCGCCACCCACAGCCCGACGCGGGTCAAGATGCCCGCCTGGGCCCCCGTGCGCGCGTCGCCCTCCGCCGCCCCTGCCTCTTTCACGGCCTCGACAAAGGCGTCGACGTAGCCGAGTTGCGCATCGATCCAGTCCTGCACCGTCGCGTCGTCGGCATCGTCGTACTCGCTGGCGTCCAGCTTGCCCTCGGCCATGCCCTCGACATAGACGTCTTTGGCATAGCCCTTGATCGCCTTCTGCCACGTCGCCCGCACGCCGCGCGTCGAGCCCGAACCGTTGAAGTAGTCGGTCACTGCCGTGGTCAGCTCGACCTCGTAGTCGATGGCCACGGTGCGCACCGACTTGACGGCCAGCGCCTCGGTCAGCACGTCGCGCACGTACTCCAGCAGGGCGCGGTTAGGCATTGCGCTCCAGCACGGCCAGCGCGCGCTCAAGGATATTGCCGCCCGCCAGCTCGCCCGCGAACAGCACGTTCACGTCGGCCTCGGTGCGCGCGCGGATCAGCGCCGCCTTGATCCGCGCCGCCTGCCACAGCGGCACCTCGCGCGGCTCGAAGTCGCGGGCCGTCGCCTTGCCCAGCCGCTTCACCGCGTACCGCTGCCAGGCCTTCAGCTCGGCCTCGACGGCGGGAGACGGCATGTCCTGCACCTCGGGCGCCTGCGCGGTGGGCGTGGTCTGCACCGGCGTCACGTTCTGCTGACCGTCAGCAAAACTCGGCTGCGCGGGAGCCGCCGACTTGCCGACCTCGGCCGGCAGCAGCGCGTCGCGCTCGTCGCCCAGCGGCTCGTCACCGTAGTACTCGTGGCGCACCTCGGCCACGGTGTGCACGCGCTCATACGCCGCCTGCTCCTGCAGGTCGATCAGCCGGTTGCTCTCGCGCGGATCCTCGTAGCGCACCACGAGGTTCTGGCCATACGCCGGCAGCGGGTTTTGCGTCATCTTCGACGCGAACAGCGTCAGCAGCGGCCACAACCCATACTCCGCAAAGGTGGCCTTGCCCGCGATGGCGTTGGCCTCGGTCGCGTTCTGCGACAGGATCGAGGCGAGACCCGGAGCGACCTTGGACCAGATCTCATCGCGGCTCATCTCGCGCCCGGCGACGAAATCGAGCTCCTTATCGCTCATCGACATCTGCACCCACTGCACGCCGCCCGCGCCCACGCCGCGCAGCTTCAGCGGCCCCGAGCGCTTGCCGCCGCCCCATTGCTTTTTGAGGTCCTCGGTCAGCCTGTTCCAGTCGCTATCCGGCACCATGTCGGCGAAAGCCAGCGCGCCCGGCACGACGGCGTTATCCTTGTCGAAGAAGTTGAGCTTGTACTTCTGCTTGGCGATGTCCTCGAGGCCCGCCATCATCAGCGACTGGATCGGCGACAACCCGACGAAATTGCTAAACGGGTTGAACGTCTTGACGTGCAGCACTTCCCACGGTTCCAGCGGCTGCGGTGCGCCGCCCGGGTCGAACACGTAGCCCTTGATGTACATGCGGCCATCGGGCACCGGCTTGACGTACTTGGTCGGCAGCACCCACATCTCAGCCGGCGCGACGCTCTCGCTCGTGCGGTTGAGGTAGATGTACGCGTTGCCCGTCAGCTTGAAATAGCTGAACATATCGCGCGCGAACTCGTAGCCGCTTTGCGCCGGGTTCGGGGTGGCATACAGCAGCTCGTAGGGGTGCGACACCATCTCGGTCTCGCCCTCGCCGCTGCGCTGGTAGACCTCGATCTCGCTGGCCGCGCCCGCCGCTGCGACGAAGTCAACGGCCGTCGCCAGGCTCGTCAGGTTCGAGTAGAGCCGCGCCTGAGCCTCGGCGGACGTCGTGTCCGGCATCGACCAGCGCTCGCTGTTGGCCAGGCTCAGCATCGGGCGCGGGTAGTCTGCCGCCTTCATGTACCCCAGCCGCTGCGCAATGTTGTCCAAGATGCTCATGTGTCACCCAATCAAGTCAATGCCGCGCGGCTTGCGGAGCGCGGTGATAGCCCACACCAGGGCGTCGATCCGGTTCGGCGATTTCGCCCCCGAGATGGGCACCCACGTACACTGCTCATCCTCGAGCGCCGCGTGCGTGCCGACGTGATGCACGCGGCGTTGTTCGTACAGCATCGAGACCGGTTCAGCCCGGGTCTGCTTCGCCTCGCTCGCCCACACGATGTCGACCGGGATCTCCGGGTCAATCATGTGTATGATCGTGCGCCACGCCTCGCCGCCGTTGTTGCCCTCGACCGCGATGGCGTTGGCGCTGATCTCGTGATACAGCCGGATCGCCTCTTTCGCCCACTCGCCCGGCAACGCCCGCATCGTGCGATCCGCAAGCACGTACGGGTCGCGGTTCTCGCCAAGCCCCGCGCCGATGATGCCGCACTCGTCCGACGTCTTGTTATCCGTCGTGGACGGGTCGACACCCACCACGCGCCGCGGCATGACCGGAGCCTCGCTGACCCTGGCCGCGTCGATGTCCTCGCGCCGCCACAATGCCCCCGGCATGTCCTCCAGCAGATCGGCCGCGATCTCCTGCCGCCCGAGCCGCGTGCCCTCGTAGCGCTCCACGATCCGCTGCAAGAACGACGGCGCAAGGTTGGCCGCGTTGTCGTAGGTAGAGCCGCGCGTCACGTGCACGTCGGCGCGTTTCAGCAACTCGCGCAGTAGCTCGATCGGGCGCGGCGTCGTCGTCACCATTGCGCGTGGCCGCTGCCCCAGGCGCAAGCCCATCGCCGCCATATCCCAGGCGTCGCGTGCATACCGCCACGCCGCCAACTCGTCGTACCAATCCGCGTAACTCTGCGGGCCGCGCAGCCTGTCCGGCTCGGACCCGCTGAATACCTTGAACCTCGCGCCGCTCTTGAACTCGCCCTCGCCGATCGAGCGGTTCCACTGCACCAGGTCGGCGCCGCAAATGCGCTTCAGCCCGCTCTCTCCCTCGACGCACGTGTCGCGTGCATCGGCGAACGTGGGGGCCACGATGCGCAGCAGGGGCACGTGCTCGGCCTGCTCGCGGAACCACTCCGCCCCCGTGCGCGTCTTGCCCCAGCCGCGCCCAGCCAGCACCAGCCACACCGCCCAGTCGCCCGCAGGCTGCACCTGCTCGGGTCGGGCAGTGTCACGCCACGGCTTGCGCTGCGGGGCCTGCGCCTGCATCTCCTGCAGGCGCTTCAGCATCCGCAGCTTTGCCTCGGGCGGCCAGGTCCGCCAGTCCGCGCTCGATTGCGCTGTCAATGTCACCGTCCTTTGTCGTCACTTCCATGCGATCGCGGTAACGCTCCGGTCGCCGGCACTTGAGCATGAAGATCAACAGCGTGTCGCTGTACTCCTGCGTGTACCCGACAAGCTTGCCGTTCTGGTACACCGGCCGCTTGACGCCCTCGACGGCGCGCCGATGCAGTTCAGCTTCGGCTTCGTCGAGCGCCTTGTCGATGGCCTGATCCCACGCCGCCGCGAACACGGGGTTCGCCTTGCGTTCGTCGTAGGCCGATGACCGCGCCACGCCCAGCGTGCGACAGGCGAGCGCCACGTTGGGCTCGCTCTCAAGCGCTTCCACGAAAAGCTCTTGCCAGGTCTTTTTTGGTGTCCGGGGTGTACGTGATGTCATCTCAGTACTTGACCTCGAACCAGCCCAGGATGGACAGCGTTTCCGTCGGCAGGCTGCCGGTATTGTCGACGGTCGCCTTGGCTTCGATCTTGTGCGTGCCGAGCACGGCCACGGCATCCAGCGCGACGTAGACCAGGGTGCCCGTGAACGACGCCGTGCAGGTGCCGGCGCTGCCCGATGGCGGCGTGTGCACGCCAGCGGCGGCTGTGATCGTGGCGCCGGTCAGCAGGTCATTGGCGAAGTCGAACTCGTAGACCCGGTTCGCCTCGGTGGTCGACATCTCACCCAGTTTGACGATGGTTGCCATCAGTACTCTCCTACCCGCCGACGTTTTGACTGGGCCGTGATCCGCTCCGACGTCGCAGTCTTGCGCCACGGCGTGGCCGCCTCAACCTCGTACCCAACTGCGACCAGCCGGTGCCTGGCGTAGACAATGCGCTCGGCGTTGGTGCCGTTCTCGCCGGACGGGACAGCCTCAACAAGATACCCGTACTCGATCGCCGCGCCCGCATCGACCGCCAGCAGTGCACCGCGCCCGTCAATGTCCGCCGTGGCCTGCGCCTGCCCTGCAGCGCGAGCTTGGGCCGCAGCCTTGCCGCGCGCACCCGCTCGATCAGCGCCGCCCGCCACCACCACGGCGTGCAGTCCGCCGCTGGCCGTGGGCCGGGCATAGTCGACCGCGCCGGCCGCGTCCACAGCGCGGGCAGCACCCAGGCCACTGGCGCCCGCAAATGCCCACGAGTAACCCAGGCCGCGCCCAAAGGCAGCCGTAGCGCTCGACACCGCAGTCAGGTAGCCGTACTCAGCCGCTGTGCCTGCGTCTCGCGCTGTGGCCGCGCCCTTTCCGCTCGGATTGGCCTGATCCGCACTTGAGCCGGCGCCCACCGCACCCAGGCGC